GAGTGATAGACGACGCAAGCGAAAACGGAAGACCGATGATTGAAGGTCACGCAGCAGTCTTTGACTCGTGGAGTGAAACACTCGGTGGTATATTCCCGTTCCGTGAAATCGTAAGAAAAGGTGCTTTTGCCGAGAGTATCGGCAGAGATGATATTAGGGCGCTTTTTAATCACGACCCAAACTATGTGCTTGGTAGAAACAGGGCAGGCACGCTTGAACTTGTCGAAGACGAAGTAGGCTTGAGAGTGAGAATCAACCCACCTGAAACGAGCTGGGCAAAAGACTTGCAAACAAGCATACGCCGTGGGGATATCACGCAGATGTCCATTGGGTTTGTGGTGCAAGACGATGAGTGGTCAACGGAAAATGGTATTGACACTAGAGAACTAAAGAAAGTGCAGTTGTTTGATGTAAGTCCCGTAACTTATCCTGCATACACGGCAACTGATGTAGGAGTCAGAGCGATGCAGTCGTATGACGGCTACAAAGCAGAGTGTAGGAGCAAAGAACAGGAAGCTGAAAACGCAGCAAGAAAAGCCAAAGAGAAAGAAAGACTCGATAGGCTAAAAACCAAAATCAAAAATATGTAATTGGAGGAAAAACATAAATGAACATGAAGAAAATTCTTGAAATGAAAGCAAAGAGAGAGGACGCTAGACTCAAGGCTATGGCAGTCCTTAACAAAGCGGAAGCTGAAGACAGATTTCTCAACGAGGACGAGCAGAAGGAAATCGACAAGTACGAGGGTGAAATCCGTTCTTGGGATGAAAGCATTAACAGAGCGGAGAAACTTCTTTCAATTGAACCCGAAGACCGCAACGTAGAAAAACCCGAAGCAAAACCCGCTCCCGGCAAGAACGATGAAAAGAGATTCGCATCGTTTGGCGAACAGTTGCTTGCAGCATATAGAGCGGCAGCACCTGGCGGTCATGTGGATGAAAGACTTTCCACTAGAGCGGCAAGTGGTTTGAACGAAACCACTCCTAGCGACGGCGGTTTCCTTGTTCAGCAAGACTTCGTAACCGAACTCTTGAAGAGAACCTACGAAACGGGTATTCTTGCAAGCAAGGTTAAGAAAATCCCTATCAGCACCAACGCTAACGGCCTTAAGATTAACGCCATTGACGAAGATAGCCGTGCAAACGGTTCGAGATGGGGTGGCGTACAAACCTACTGGGAAGGCGAAGCTGACGAACTTACCGCAAGCAAGCCTAAATTCAGACAGATGGAATTGTCGCTCAAGAAGCTCACGGGTCTTTGCTATGCAACCGATGAACTTCTCCAGGATGCCGCAGCACTTGAAGCTGTTATTCGTCAGGCATTTGCTGAAGAGTTCGGCTTTAAGATTGACGACGCAATCCTTACGGGTACGGGTGAGGGCGAACCCCTTGGTATTCTTAACGGTGGTTCGTTGGTAACGGTAACCAAAGAAGCCAACCAGACCGATATCATCACCGTGGAAAACCTTATTAAGATGTGGAATAGACTTTGGTCTCGTTCTCGTTCCAACGCTGTTTGGTACATCAACCAGGAACTTGAACCTTACCTTTACACCCTTAAAATCGGTGACAAACCCGTGTATGTACCTGCGGGTGGTTTGTCCGAAAAGCCTTACGGTACTTTATTCGGCAGACCCGTCGTACCCCTTGAACAGTGCAGTGCTGCTGGCGAAGTTGGTGATATTATCCTTGCCGATGTTGGTCAGTATTTGCTTATTGACAAGGGTGGCGTAAAAGCGGCAAGTTCTATCCACGTAAGATTCCTTTACGATGAATCGGTATTCCGCTTTATTTACAGAGTAGACGGTAAACCTATTTGGAGCAAACCCCTTGCACCTTACAAGGGTAGCGCATCGGTTTCTCCGTTCGTAACCCTCGCAAAGCGTAATGCTTGAGCTAGCGGAAACTAAAGAGTTTTTACGAGTAGACGGCGATGAGGAGGATATACTCATATCCTCCTTAATCGTTACCGCAAAAGAGCTTGTGGAGAATGTGCTACGAAAGAAACTAGACGAATTTGAGCAAGTTCCAGAAACGGTACATCAAGCAATGCTGATACTTGTAGGAACACTTTACGAAGAGCGACAAATCACCAAAAACAAGGCAGGCTTGGATATCAAGGAAACGCTAGACCTTGTTAGACGTATGCTTTTTGCATATAGACAGGAGAGTTTCTAATGACGATAGGCGAACTTAACAGACGTATAGAAGTCCTTGAAAATCAAGTGACAAGGGATGAATATGGCGGAGAAGAAAGCAAGTGGATAACGGTCGGTAGGGTCTGGGCAAAGATAGAACCGAGTAGTGGAAAAGAGTTCTTGGCAGGACAGCAAGTCCAAGCCGAGCATACGACAAAGTTCACTATTAGGTTTTACCCAGCACTAGATGTAATGCACCGTATCCGATACCAAGACAAAACCTATGAAATTATAGGTGTAGGTGATTTAGACGCAAGTCACAAATGGACAGTCGTAACGGCAAAGGAGATGGTTTCAGATGGGTTACAGCGCAAAACAGCGGAAAATGAAAGTGGAAGTCGAGGGTGCTGCGAAACTTGCGAAGGAACTCAAATCGATGGAGGACGGAGCATCGAGTGTGTTGTTAAAGGGTGCTAGAGCAGGAGGGCAAATTGCCCTTGAAGAAGCTAGGCGAAATTGCCCAGAAGACACAGGTGCATTGAAAGCCTCATTGAAGCTGACGGACGGCAAGGTTACGACAACCAAAGCAACGATACAAGTTGACTACGACAAATCCTTAAAGTATGGCACTCATGTAGAACTGGGAGCAAGGGGAAGACCTGCGAACCCGTTTCTACGAAATGCCGTTGATGATAACCAGGATGCGATAAACGAGGCAATCGTGAAAGAAATCACGAAAGCGTTGGGGGTGTGATATGACAGATATATGCCAAGCGGTATACGGACATTTATGTTCGCAACCGAAAATTGTGGAAAGAGTTGGCAGACGAATATATCCAAGTATTCTTCCAGAAGACGCACCATTGCCGTCAATTGTTTACAGTCCCATCCTGGCGAATTACGATTCGGCATTACAAGGCGATACTGGGTATGTCAGACAAACGATACAATTCGTTTGCCACGATAACACTTTCAAAAAAGCAAGAGAACTATCCCGATTAGTCAAGAAAACTTTTCAAGACTACAAGGGAGATATGCAAGGCTTGGAAATCCAAGCCGTTTTTATTAAGTCAGATTACGAATACAACGGGAACACTTCGCTGAAATTCGACACCGAAGAGTTCATGAGTAGTATCGAATTTGAATTTCATTTTAACGAAAAATAGGAGGAACATAAATGGCAGTAGCAGGTAAAAACGGTAAAGTCGTTGTAGGCGAAGGCTCAACCGAAAAGGTCTTCGGTATGAAGAACTGGTCGCTTGAACTTGCACTTGAAACGCTAGAAACCACGGCACTTGGTGATGATTGGAAAAATTACATCACGGGTTTGAAAGAGTGGACGGCATCAAGTGAGGGTGATTATAGCGTACCTACCGACACGAAAGGGCAGAAAGCATTACAGGATGCATTCCTTAACGGCACAACCGTAAAGGTAAAAATGTATGTTGACGCTACGAATTATTATCAGGGTGACGCGTACATTTCGAGTTTGTCAATTGAAGACCCAGTTGACGACGTCGTAAGCATCAGCATTGAATTTACGGGAACGGGAGCACTTTCGTTTGAAGCGGGAGCAGCCGCATAGGAGGATAAAAGATGAAACAAGGAGTAACCATTACATTAGATAAACCTAGAACCTTGCGCTACGGTCTTAATGCATTAGCAAAGGTGGAAGACCTTACGGGTAAAACCATTATGAGTCTTGACCTTAACAACGTCGGCATTAAAGACCTTTTGGCGATTATCTTTGCAGGACTTTGTCATGAAGACAAAAGCCTTACGTTAGCAAAGGTGGGCGACCTTATTGACGAGTATTCCAACATTAACGAAGTAGCGGAAAAACTTGCAGAGGCATTCACTCTCGCATTTGGTAAGGGCGAAGACAAAGAGAAGAAACAGGGGGAATAAGCACGGCCGCCTTTGACCTTTCAGAGTTTTGTGAAAAGGCGGTCATTTATTATGAGATAGACCCATTAAAAGTGGCGGAATACACACCCTACGAGATAGCGCTATTGGCAAAACAAAAAAGGGAGAAACGATATCAAGAATTTGAAGACTTGTTGTCCCTTGCTTGGCATACGGAGGCATTCTCAAGA